GGTCTTGTTCCCCTTTTTTTATCGCACTTTTTTTTACTTCGTTATACATTGATTATTGGTACCCCCCCCCCCCACCGAGTCTGTCAGAGAGGGGCGGAAAAGCCTTTAAATAGTATGTAGACGATAATTAAAATTAAGCAGGAATTATGGGGGATTGATAATTGGAGTTAGTAATATTAGTGGCATATGAGCCTGTTTGATTTAGGGTATTGTGGGGGAAGCTTTATATAGTACCTTTGACATACTATAATATGTGCCCGAATAAGCAGGGCACATAGGAGGATAAAAAATATGATACATCTCAGAACAGAGAAAAAAATCCGACGAGACACAGCATCTCGTCCAAGGTCATTAATCCTCCCAATTCCCGCAAACATGCGAGACATGCTGGGATTTGAACATGGAACTGAGGTCATCCTTACAGTATGTTCAAACGAAGAAAACGAACTACAACTAGTAGTTAAGAAAAAATAGATTGATGACTTAAGACAAAGGACTAACTCACATGAGACAATATAACAAGCAGAACAGTCTCATGTGAGCACATGTCCCAGTATAAGTTTGTATCACAATCTTGTAAATCGAAGATTATTAGTTTGTAATACAAATACTATTTTTGTGTTACATTACATATACATCTTACGATAATTATTAGAGAGTGATATGACAATCGAAGACATTGTGATGTTAGACTCCTTTGCTAAACGATTCACTATTTTTTAATATGCACAGGAGGAACTTATTTATGGTAAAAGAACACCAGACAGCATTCCGGTTTGATGAGCATGTGCTATCATTCCTGAAAACCAAAGACAACAAAACAGAATACATCACACAACTCATAATCAAAGACATGAGCCAACAGACCTCACTCCTAGTAGAAATACAAAAGCTACAGGAAGAGGAAAAGAAGTTGAAGATCCAGCTCAAAGACAATGAGTTACAACAGATGAACTTGCAGCAGCAGTTGGAGTTAACTCGGGAGCAGGCTGAGTATCGTGTTGAGATTTATGATGAGTGTGTTGATACGTTGAAGAGCATTAAGAAGACGAGTAATCGTGTTACTTTGTCTGATATTCGTTCTCAGGCGAATCGTTGTGGCGTTGATTTGTCATTGTTTAAGCAGTGGCTTTTTGATGATGGTGTGTATGATGTTTTGTTGAAGTGATTGTGTTTGTTTGTGGTTATCTCTTATTTTTGTACATACGTACATACGAATTGTACTTACGTATGTACATTATTTTTGTATAACTGTATAACTGATTTGTATAACTGGTTATACATTCTTTTTTCTATAGTGCTTTGCTAATCTTTACTCATACCTACCTACCTACCTACCTACCTACCTACCTACCTACTACACTACACAACAACACAACACAACAACAACACAAGACCAAGCAAAAAAGAGAGAGAACAACCACACAACACAAAACAAAGGGAGGAATGATAACCATATACCCAACAGACACAGAAAGACTCGAAAAAATCCTACAAGAAACACACCACCACGAACTAACCACCAACACCGGAACATTCAAACTAGACTACCCCACACTCTACCAATACTACTACGAATACGCCGAAGAACTACTAAAAAACCCCGACACCGAAATACCACTACTAGAACACACAATCAAAACACTAGCAATACAACCAATACACCGAGTACAAATCAAAAACATACCCAACACGCCAATAAGACAAATACACAGCCAAACACACGGACAAATACTAAGCTTCGAGGGCAACGTCAAAAAAACCAGAACAGTATTCAACCAGATAACACGGGCAGCATGGAACTGTAACCACTGCGGGAAAACAACCACTATCAAACTAGCATATGATAGCAAGGTAACCGCACCCAAAGAGAAATGCCCATACTGTGACCGTAAAAAAGGATACACACTAGACACCAAACACACAGAGTTCAGAGACGTTCAACTGTTCACAGTACAGGAACGATTAGAGGAAGTTCAACGAGGATTCCAACCAGTCGAGATAAAATGCTACCTAACAGATAGCATGGTACAAACCTGTAAACCAGGAGATAAGATTAAAGTCACTGGTGTAATCGACCTAAGGAACACCAACAATAACAACAGATTCACTGAGTACTGCATTGTTAAAGATGTGGACTTCCTGGAACGTAACTTCGAGGATGTGACCATCACAGGCAATGATAAACAATTGATCCGAAAAGTTGCCGGGGAGGGAGATGTTATCAACAGATTAGCCGAGGCAATTGTACCGTCATTGCATGGTAACAAGGAGCTAAAGAAGGCATTGTTATTGCAATTAGCTAGTAGTGATAAAGAAACCCACCCTGATGGAAGCACACAAAGGGGTGATATTCACATCTTACTTATTGGTGACCCAGGTATAGGGAAAAGCAAATTACTACAGGGAGTATCACAACTGGCACCACGTGGAGTATTCACCAGTGGTAAGAGCAGTAGTGGAGCAGGATTAACCGCAGCTGCTGTAAAAGATGTTGATGACACATGGACACTCGAGGCAGGAGCTATGGTACTCGCTGATGGTGGTCATGTTTGTATCGATGAATTTGATAAAATGAGTGAGAATGACCGCAGTGCCATTCACGAAGCATTAGAACAGCAGACAATATCCATAGCTAAGGCAGGAATGAACACTACACTCCATAGTCAGTGTAGTGTACTGGCAGCAGCGAATCCTAAGTTTGGTTCATTCAATGATAAGAAGGATTTGATGGATCAGATACAATTATCTACTCCGTTACTCTCAAGGTTTGACCTTATCTTTATCCTCAGAGATGTTGTGGATGAAGAAAGAGACCTACTACTAGCAGAGAGCATACTAGGAATGGGAAAAGCACCAGAAACCGCATTTGACACGGAATTCATACGCAAGTATATTAGTTATGCCCGGCGGAAATACAGTCCTGAAATGACTGATGAAGCTTCACACCATATATCACAGTTCTTTGTGAAATGGCGTAACCACACACAATACCAACAAAGCAAGGCTAATACTCGGCAGTTACAAGCTTTAATGAGATTATCCAAAGCAAGTGCACGGTTACGATTATCCGATAAGGTTGAGATGGAAGATGTACGCTTAGCTATTGACATTGAAACCTATTGTATCAACAGTTCCGGAGACATTGAAATGTCCGAAGGAACAGTAGTAGACATGAGGAACAATCAAAAAGCCAAAACTGAGGAACTGATGAACAAGGAAGTACAACACCTAAAAGAAGACTACGGCAACAGCATACCAAACCACATAATGCTCAAACAATTACAAAACGTAACAGGCAAATCAAGAGATTATGTGAGGAAATGGTTAAGAAATGAGGATGAATGTGAACGAATCATCCTTGATACTGTAGTGCAGACATGGAGTGTCAGAGAATGAGTAAGTATACAGATTATCAGAAACATGCAGATGCGGGTATCTTGTTGTATGAGCGGTATACTGCTTTGTTTGTAAGGTTTTGCCGGCGGTGTAACATTAATATGAATCGTGTTGTTGACTCGTTTATTGAGCATTGCCTGCCACGTGTGGAAACAGTACAGTATAAGGGAATGCCCCGTGAGGTCATAGATTACCCTGGCCGAGTAGCGTTCGGTAGAGCAGTAGAAAGTTTAGATTTAATGGAACATGTGTGGAATCATATTGCAGATGGTTCGCCCGAGTATGAGGAATGGTATCATTATGAGACCGTGGTGTTTGAAAAGCTTGTAGAAAAACGGAAGATTGAAGTTAAACACTCGGATAGAGTGGCTATGCAAAGAGACAGCATAAATTTTGTTAAAGTATTAAAGGAATTGGAGGATTGATAACTGATGATAGAAGAAACTAAAAAAGGACAGTTACTCAATATGAGGGGAGACCTACAGGAGTTAATTGAGAAACTAAACAAGGAGTTTATCCGAGGGAACGCTAATTATGATAGTGTTCATCGTGATGTTGCATATAAAGTGAGAGACTGCTTAATACAGGCAGATAATGAAATCAACGCATACAGATTAAAGACAAGGTGAGACATTTGAAACGGCATGAAAGATTAAAGAAACAGTTCGACGAAGCTCTCGAGAAATTCGGGAGTCCAGAGTTGAACATGGCAGAAAAACGGAGAATGCTCAAGCAGTTAAGAGACTTGGAGCAGGAAATGGATAAATACTACAATATAGGTGAGAATCATGGAATTAAAGAATAAATACATATTTTGGAATGATAACGACAGTGAAAAAGTCTACGGACAGATAGTCAAAATTGAGTCTATGAAAGACCCAATAACCCATCAACAGAAAAAAGACAAAAAAGGAAGAGGCGTATCAAGGATAGTGTTCAGGACACAAGAACAAGGTGATGTGTTCGTAAGAATACTTGACACACAAAGACCATTCTTTGAGCCACAACTTGGCAAACGGGGTTACATTTGTCATGACCATACGAATAATCACTTGAATTTTGAAGGGTATGATCCATATGATCATGAACCGGACAGAGAGCCCCTTAGTCTTGAGGAATTATTTGAGTATGAGCAGGACGAGGATGGAACTCGTAGTATGGGGTCAGTGATTGACGAGGTTGAATATTACTGTAACCAGATTAACGAGTTACTTAACAAGCAGATTGTGGGTGAGAATGAGATTAATGGAGCGTATCTCCGTAAAGTGAGAGATGCTAACATTGGAACCGTTCAGGTAATTATTGACATGAGAATGAGGGATGTTGTATGAAGTATATTGTGAATGATATTGGTAGAGTGAATATGAGTAGTGTTGCTACTTATGTGGCTATATTAACTGCCTTTTTGGTTAGTCTTTGTATGGTGGTGGGAGTATGACCGATACCCAGGAAGTACTGCTCGCAAGTTATGTTAACAAAAACAAAGACCAGGAACAAAGGATAAAAGACCTGGAAGACAAGCTATGTGAATATGAACAAAAGTTCAGCACATACACAAAGGAACAATCCGGACTATTATTCAAGATACAACAAGTTAAACAAAAACTAAACAGCATGCACCTCAAGAAATCCGGTAGGAACAGCTACCAGAATTACAGTTACTATGAACTGGAAGACATCAACAAACCAATATGTGATGCATTGTTAGAGGAAGGACTAGCATCATTATTCACATTCAAGAACTCAAAAGGGTATCTACAGATTATTGATAAAGATACGGGGGCTTGGATCCAGTGGGTTACTGATATGCAGACCAGCCCACGGTGGCTGAAAAAACTTGAAACTTCTACTAAGAAGGGTGATGTTGGTGAGATTATGAAAGCTAAACAAGCATTACAGACTTACGGGCGTAGGACTTTGTACCTGCAAGCATTGGAGATAGCTGAGCCTAACATGATTGAGCGTGAGGGTGATGTGAAACAGAAAAATGTTGTGACGGGGAATGATGGGGATATTGTCTTGCCTGATGACATGGATGAGATAATTTGTGATGTGTTCAAGCAGATAAAACATGACTTCAAGGGCAAAGTTCCATTTAACAAGAAGACTCTCATGAATAAATTGAATAGTATGAGGAAGAGTAACAAACTTGGTGAGGATACCTATAACAAGTGCATAGAAATAGTGAAAGCATGTTAATTCAGAACCAAACACGCACCAGGAAATGTAAATGGTGTGGTAGAACATTCAGAGTACCAATAGGCAGGGAGTATAATGCAACAAAATACTGTTGCATTAAATGCTCCTACTATGCCTACCTCGAAAAACACAACCTCGCCCAGAGGAAGTACCTCCGCGAATACGAGGAGCTATGGAAACACAGCGATAAACAACTGGGTAGTATAGGATTAGGGTGTACTCCTGAGGAAGACTTTGAAGAGGAACTCAAGAAAATCCGAAAGGAACTAAAGATGAGAGGATTACGATGAAGTTAACAGAAAAACGGATAGAACTATGGGAAATCGACAACTACCCAGAACATAAAAACCGAGTATTCAGGATAAGCTACGTGGAACGGGGAGATGTTCGAAGATTAGAAAAAATCTTCCAAAACAAACTGTACCTAAGACAGTATTTGGAAGATCCGAAAAATACCAAAATAAAACTGTATGTGGGTGATGTAGTTGAATCAGAGCCCGTATGACAGTAGAGTATGGGAAGTTGCCACTATTATTAAGTTGGTGGCGGGTATGAATATTCGGAGCGTGGGGATTGTTGCAAACAATCTGAGACGCAGGTATGATATTGACAATTTAGATGATGAAATAACTAATGATGACATTTATGAACAATACTGCACGGAGTGTGAACGATAATGATAGGATATATTAAGGAAGTAGTAACAGATTTTGGACGTCATATGGATAGTGTGATTCCACGTGGTGTGAATAGCGAAGTATTCCTCGAACTCAAATATGGTAACAAGGCACAATTAGAAAAGTTCCATGAAGAACACAACCTAATCGACTCTGACCTAGTGGAGAAAGTAGCGGTCAGAGAGTTCCTCAAGTTACCAGAGGAGGAAATAGTAAGAAGATGCTTACAGTACATGGAGCGTGACAGAATATGACACCAAAACAAGGAGAGAAAAAAGCAGAACTGTACACAGGATACCTAGCACTAGGCGTTATGGCCGTACTGGTATTGGTTGTTATCTTTTTAGTGTTACAATTCCTAGTAGGGTTACTGTGTGCTATCAGTATGGGGGGATAATCGGATGTTATTACCAATATTAAATGAGGATTTAAAAATCATCGCAACGGTCAAGTTCGAGGACAACCTAACCCTTGAACACGTGCCACAGTATGTAAACCAGAATGGCAGATTAGGGTTGAAACGGTTAGACGAAACATACGGGTCATTAGAAGACAGTATTGTATACATGTTTTATGACCCTGAGAATCCTAAGACAAGTTATGCAGAGATTATCACGGATAAGGAAGCTTATAAGTACTGCCTTAACCGTGGTAAACTGGACTTAGCAGAGGAACTAGGATTACAGTATGTAGAAGGAGTTGAAGTACATTGATGGAAGAGGTTAGGCATTTATTGGAAGAGTGTCAGAACGTGTTTGTTGAGATTGAAAAAGATAGAGTTTGCCTGGAAGATGTGGGTGATGATTTGGAGTTACTGTTCCGTACTAGGAGTATTTTGGTATCTTCGGAGATTAATATTCGCAGGTTGGAGGGCAAGTTTAAAGTGTTACGGATACTGTTGAAGGAGTCAGAGGATTATAAGGATTTGAAGACAATTAAAGCAAAAGAAGAAAAAGTAGTGGTGGATACACACTTGGTAACTGAGGAATTGTTGAAGTTGAAGGAACAACGGGATAAGTTAAGGTACCGTTGTGAATATTTGGATTACCGGTTGAAACTTCGATTAAAAGAGGTTGACTAATATGCTAACATCAAAAGGATTACTAAGCCAATGGACTCAACGATACACTCACATAGTAATTGACACCGTAACCTTGAACGAGGCAGAGGTCATGTACACGGCTGAAGTCTTAGATTGTTTGCCGGAGTGTGATTACTGGTACCTCAGAGAAGGGCAAGTATTAACTCGTTGCAAACAGTGTTACAGGAATGGTCTCTCGCACAAGTTTTGCGCTGATAGTTTAATGCAGATGAATGAAACCTACAAAGAAATCCTATAACTGTGGAGAGGATATAAATGGACGAACTAGAAAAACAGTTCCAAAAACCTATGGAACAATTAGGTAAAATGCATGAACACAGTAAAGTGTTCGTGGACTTCATGGATTATTACATTTCAAAGAATACTAATAGTCCAGGGGAATCAATCCCCCAGGGGTACAAGGAATCTGAGATACAACTCTTCGAGGATGCATACAATGGATTCAACAGACTCATGACACGATTACTTGAAAAGTATCCATGGTATGATTATATAGGTGAATACTATGAGAAATTTGTACTCGCTGGTAGCAAAGCAAGTAGTAAGGGGCAATTTTATACCCCACGCGCAATTAGTGACTTATTATCTCAGGTAACTGGTTGTACTTGTGAACTTGGTGAGGCTTATGATCCGGCTTGTGGTAGTGCTCGTAATTTGTTGGATTATCATAGTAAACATCCTGGTGTGAGGTGTACTGGTGAGGATTTGGATGAGTCTGCTTGTAAGATGGCTGTGCTTAATTTTCATGCTCATGGTGTGGATGGTGTTGTGAATTGGATTGATGCTTTGACTCGTGAGTATATGGGTACGAGTTGGAGGATTGTTGGTGGACGGATTGTTGTTACGGATATGGATTGGATACGTGCAGTGGATGATGTTGTGTCTGCTGTTAATATTCTTTCACTAAGTGATGATACAATAAAGCAGTTATGTCATATTCTGTTAAGACAACAACCAAAACCAGAAGGTAATGTGAGTAGTGGCTTAGATGAATGGTTGTGAAAGGATTGACAAAAGAATCAGTAATCCGTGAATACATTGATTACCTCACAGAACAAGGGTATAAAGACTCTTCAATAATCTCATACAGGTCACTACTAAGAAAATACCTTGAAGAATATGACATCAACACCACACAGGAACTAAGAACACAATTACAACAAGAACCAAAGAAACCCAAACAGTTCCCCCCCGTATACAAATGGTTACAAATACAACCACCCTCAAGGAAACGAAAACGAAAAAAAGAGGGATACAAAAAACGAAAAAAAGAGGGATACAATCCATGCACAGACCCACTCCTAAAAAAATTCCAAAAAGAACGCAACATCAAAGACAGCACAATGCAAGGATACTACTCATCCCTGGGGATATACATAACACATTGTGGATTCCAGGACTGTACAGAAATGATACAAGAAGCACTGGAAGATGAAAAAAACAGAGTACCCATCAAAGAATCAAGAATCAGCGAACACCTACGATCATACAAAAGACACCTGCACGACCTTCCAAATGTTAGGACAAGCAACACATTACACACATACTTCACTAAGGTAGAAACATTCTACAGACACTTCCAAGTAACAGTACCACAGCGACCACCCATGAAAATCAAAAAAGAGTATCACGTGGACTATTATGACTTACCTGACAAGGAAATGATAGAAACAGCAATCAACCAATCCACAATAGAAATGCAAGCACTACTATACTTCATGAGCAGTAGTGGAACTGCCAAAGCAGAAACACTTGGGATGACCGTACAAGACTTCATCAAGGGATTGCAAGAATACACAAAATATACTACCCCCGAGGAAGCAGTCAAAGAGTTGCGGGGCAGAAAAGACCTTGTACCAGTAATAGGGATGACACGAAGAAAAACAAACGTGCCATATTATACCTGTTGCAGTTCCGAGGCTACATACTATATCCTCGAATACATGGATACACACAACAGATACAACCCCGAAGACCCATTATTTGAAATAAGAGGACACGGGTTGATGAAACGGTTTCAATCATTGAATGATGATAATGGATGGGGATTTGTTGGACCATACCGAAGATTCAGAGCACATATGCTCAGAAAGTTCCATGCCAGTAACCTCGGATGCTCCTTTGAAGTAATAAACACACTCGAAGGCAGAACCAACGGTACAATACATGAAACATATGTGATGACAAGACCAGAAAAACTGAAAAAAATCTACATGGAGCATATGCACAATGTGATGATACATCCTGAAAATTTTGAAGGTCCACATTGTGGCAGTAACACGCTCACAGCAGTAGTACAAAAGGAAGTACGGAAAGTCAACCCACAATTAGTACAAGAAGGAGCACAACCTATGAACATGGTTCCAGGGGGTATGCCACTTGTTCCAGATTATAATCTCGTGAAAGACATTGCAAGATTAGAACTCAGAATAGAACAGTTAGAAGAACAAGTAAGAAATATTAGGAGGGTAATGGGAGAAGGGGATATGCGTGGAGTATAAAAGAATTGAAAAATATGTATACCAATACTACAACAAATACGTAATCAAACAAAAACAACAAACACTATACATCACAAACACACTACAAGACGCACTCCAAAAAAAACAAGAACTACAACAACAAGGCAAACTAAGACCACTACCACGAGGACCATACCCCCACAGAAACCCAGAAAACAGATACATCACCAAAACCCACTCCGGCACATACGCTATAAGAAAAATGGTGAACGGATACCACCAACACTTCGGCACCTACAAAACACTAGAAGACGCCCGAGAAGAACGAGACTACCTCGAAAGCATCGGGTGGGATTATGACAACATGGAGTGAGTACAATGACAGAAAAAATAACAATAACATTCCTAAGGAATAATTGCGGGGATTGTATATTCATGCAAACAGACGATTTTGAGTATTATTGTTCCCTATCTGGGGAATACCTAATCGAAGGAAACGGATACAAGAATACATTCGATGCAGAACAAGGAGTACATAAGGACTGTGTACTATATACAGGAAAATTGGAAGCATGCCCGCAGATACTAGAAGTAGATATAGAGAGGGTGTAGATTTCCAGTGAGGTGAAAAAGGATGAGAGACATCCCAGGAACAAAGTACATCACATACCATGAAAATGGATACAGGATCAAAAAGAGGGTACATGGAAAAGATACATATTTCGGACGTCGTTCCAGCTTGTCTGAGGCAATAGAGTTCCGAGACAAATGTATAAGGGACGGATGGAAAATTCCCCCGAAAAGAAGCCGTGACCCAAAATTAAGGTATATTCAGCGAACTCCCAGCGGATATTATACCATCACAAGGAAAAACATATATTACGGTAGGAAAGAGTCTCTTGAAGAAGCAATAGAGTTCAGGGACTTTTTGGAGGAACACGATTGGGATATTAATCTAAAACAACAACGCAAAAGAGTGACAGAAAATAAAAATAGGTATGTATACAAAACTGCTTGTGGGAGGTATGCTATTGTCAAGATGATTCAAGGGGAACTGAAGTATTTCGGAGCATTCACAACTTTGGATGCGGCGAAGCGTGAGAGGGATTTGCTTGAAAAGTATGATTGGGATGAAGAGTTACTGCTTGAAATTGATGAACAATGAGGAGTGGTGAGAGTATGGTTATAAATGATATTCTATTTACTAATAATAAGAGTCTGAGGTTGTGTGGTGATGATTGAACAAAAACTGAAGGGGGCATAAAATAATGATGAAGAAAACCTGTGAAACCTGTATGCATAGTATAATCTATGCAGAACTGGATGATGAAATGAATGACGCGGACAAACAATTCTATGTTTGTATGCTGACAGATGCAGATATAGAACCTGATGACATATGCGAAAACTATGAGATTCATTGTGATACCTGTGAATATAGGGAACACAAGGACAGTACAAGATGCAGATTATGTAATCATGGTAGTAACTACTATCCGTTTGAGGTTGTGTGGTGATATGGAATGAACAAAAACTTAGGGAGGATGCGTAGATGAAAGTAATTGATTTATACAAGCAATTAGAAATACTTCTCCAATCAGGACAAGAAGACTTACAAGTAATGATAAGTACATCTGCTGATTATGTTCCGCTTGAAGTGGTGGAAATTGAGGATGATGAGTGTTGGCTTTGTGATAGTTGGACACCCGTATTTGACAATCCACACGAAGCAAAAAAAGTTCGGATACATCAGAGGTGGGATGATGGTGAATGATAACATAATAACACAAAAAATGTACCACAAAGTACGAGGAATAATAAGAGGTGAATTAGCACACTTCAGATGCACGGACTGTAAAAGACACGATGCAGAACATTACCCCTGCGATTGTGGTATGATGTACAATGAGATGCAGTTCAAACCCCGAGATGAATATGTGAGCAGGATAGCATTGAAGATTTGTTTAGCAATAGGAGAACCCATAGAAGACTTAGAAGACTAAGGAGAGTTGACATATGACTAAATGTTACAAATACAAGTGGGGGGAATAGGTTATGAGGATGATGACTTATTCACCAGCATGGTACATTCAACAATCAGATATGTGTACCACAGTAACAAATACTGCTGGGGCTAACAACACATTCACACCACAACACTTCATGCTATGCATATTCATAGCAGTAGTAATAGTCGGAGCAGTAACACTGATAATAGATTACCAGATAAGCCGAGAACAGCAGAGAATAGAAGAAGAAAACAAAGATAGGCGGAACGAGGTAATATGGAAATAGATTACTTAGAACAGATTGGAGGATTAAGAGCATGAAGATGTCCATATTCATAGCAGTTGTAATAGTCGTAGTAGTACTGATATTACCAGATGAGTAAAGAACGGCAGACAATGACACGAAAACCAAAAGGGGTTGATAAAGTGGATATGAACCGTATACGGGAAAATATTAAGAAAAGAATACATTGCAATAATTCATGGAATAAGCATGTGGCAATATTTGACGAAGTAGGAACAGGGTACAGTGTGTTAATATGGAAGTACAGTAATAATAAAGTTGAAGCACGTAGTCAAGATGTGGATTTATTGTTCGCATTACGTGACTGTATTGAAATGTACCTTGAAGAAACAGAGGAAGTGAAAGAATGAATGAAGAATTAACAGAACACTTCAACAACATATACACAAACGGTGGAGGATTCTACGGAGTCCTCGAAGAAATAGAAGACAAACTACACATCGGCAGAGTAACCAAAAAAGGAAACGGATTACATCAAATCACAACTGGTGGGTTGAGTGATGATGAAGAATTACTATACTCATTAATGTCATTCCTATCAAGGTTTGGACGCAACCATTATGTTGGAAAACTTAGAGGTGGAGCATTTTACTTCGCAGAACATTTGGAATGTTCAACTGGTGCTTTTGAAATTATAGAAAAATTACCTGATAAGGAAACCTGCAATCCGAAAATATGCAAGTGGTGTAAGTATAGCAATAATGGAATGCGAGACCCTGCAAGGAGTATTACTATGTGTGATGGTTGCAGGTATAATGAAGAATTTGAACACCTGTAATGAGGAAGTGAAAGAATGACTGAAGAGCAATATACCGAGAGATACATATTCAAAGACAAAAAAGACCAAGTATACGACAAACTAAAAGAAGAATACTTGAACCTAAACAAATGCAGACGGTACATGAATGATTATGAAGTAATCTTAGACCGACTATCATTCGAAGTACAAAAAGAAGTACAAAAATCAAAGGAGAGTAAAAACTCAATGGCTGAGAAGATTTGTAAAAATTGTAAATTCTTGTTGACAACCACAACCACAGATCATTATACATGGTATGAATGTCTCCTTGCCTACCCTGAGTGTGCAGACGTAAAACTTACAGACACTTGTAGTAAATGGAAACCAGTAGTGGAGGAGTGAAGAATATAGTTGTAGAACTTATTAACCTATGAGATGGTGATGAGGACGGAACAAAAACTTAACAGGAGGATACAACAATGCTAGAAATAAAAGAACTAAAAACTAATAAAATAGGGTACCCAGTAACCCCGAGCAAATGGACAAAAGAACCAACATACCAAAAAATCTCCAAGATAACCATATCAACGGGAGGAGGACTCGGAGCATACGCACGAACAGAGTATGTCGAACGGATCTATGGCATACCCACACTGAAACTAAATACATATACACGGATAGACGGGAAACAGATAACCCTCAACTTAGATTATATAATATCTATTGAGGACTTTACTCTTGTCACCTGCGAGTTCATAACATTAAACGTAGTTTACGGGAATATAAAAGAGTTATACAAGGAAGACCCCGAGGAAGCATATGATAAGTACGGGAACGAATGCACGGCACGGTATCTCATAGAGGACGGAGTTGAGGTTGAACTTGTAGAGGAATTTATGGGTAGGTGATATAACATGCCATACTACGAAGAAGACTTTTCCAAGGGAATTGCAGATGAAAGAAAAAAAAGAAAACGAGCAAAAGAACAACTAAAAAATTTTTTCCATCAAAGAGGAAACAAACCAATAACTCTAAGCAAAGCATATGCTATGAATGTTTCAATTTACCCAAACAATAAGGATAAAATTGCACATTGGGCGTTCTATGAAACAATAGAAAAGATGATAAAAAAAGGTAAACTGGTCAAAGAACCTATCACGCAAATAGTTGATTACAACCTCACATACACAGGAGGCAAAAGAAAATGAAGATAATAGAACACCATGGTAACATCAAGTTACAATACCAACAACCAGTCAAACACAATAAAACCACAGACAAAACCACAATCCCCACGGAGATAATCGAATACCTAGACATAAAAGACACAGTATACATCTACCAGAACAAGCAAGGACAAACCACCATCACCACAACCAAACCCACCGTAGAACACAAAACAACACACGTATACAAAGACAACACCATCAACATACCCCCGACAATCATACCAAGCATAACAGTAGAAGACCATATACTACTAACACTAGACTTATCAAGTGTCGATGACTACAAGAATGGATTAGGATTACTAACCATCACCACAGACTAGCTTTAATGGGAGGGATACTATGGAAGCTTTTTGGGAACCAACACGCCCATATTTGATAGGGCGCATGGATACAGTAATTCGGTTTGAATTGGATTTCCATGAAGAAAAGATTTTAAGCGTACGGCAGCCACCATTTAAACAGTGGGGGGTAATTGAATATTTCACCCCCCTTGAGATGACCCTTCAAAGTTTTTTTAAGTGTCAAGATGAGATAGTGAATATATGAACATGTACCTCCCATAACCACCCACACTTTACTATTTTTTAACCCACGCCCCCTATATGCCACACACCCTAAACAATACACTTTAACCACTTTGTTTTTGTCAAACACATATATGAGGATGAACAAAAAAAATCAAGGAACACAACACCGGTACAACAAACTATGCCCAGAATGCAAGGGCAACACATACAAGGAAGACCCTGTACACCAGGAAATCACCTGCCGTGAATGTGGACTAGTACTGGTAGCACCATACACCTATGGCCAGGTGTTCCCAGGATACCTGTATCACCCTCGAGAGCGAAAAATCCATGTCCGGATTGTTTCACCGTTTGTAAATCGGAGATTGTTAATCAGGTACCAGTTCTAAATTACACAATATAGGGGGTACGCCTGTGGACAAATACCTGTTGGTATACAATGGCGGGACTCCACATGTGTAATGTGGGCTGGTAACATTTTATTATTAGTGCATTTATTCATGTATATAGACTCTAATTTGTTGAAAAGGGGAGAGTATAATACTATCATTTAACCTTTAACACCATGATGTGAGGGAGAGCCCCTCCGTTGTGGTGTTGATGCAATGGAATATCTATCTGAATTATTTTACTCCGGCCAAATCTGGTGAGAGTGTTGGGATTGTGTGTGTAAACCCGATTATGAATCATGATACTACACAACAAAGGCATGTCAGGACAATAGGATTATAATGGATAAGAAGCGGATGATTGGTAAAAGGGTTGAGTACCCACGCCACCCTGTGAGGCATTACATTTATTACCTGGGGTGGAACACACATTAGTTTAACCAAAAAAAAAATTATCCACACACATAATATGAACACGAAGGAGAACAGGATGGACACAACATGTTGAATTATGGGGAGAACCAAAACCCTAAGGGAATAATCCCGTAATGCATCCAACCAGAAATACATTTTGTAATCACTCTTTCAAAATATAGTTAAGGGACATAATTGTGTAATGAGATCTTCAATTATACCACACCAAAGTTAAGTTTATTTTTCCTCCGTTTAGGTAAAGGGGAATGTTTATTCGGTATTAGTATTTGACGTAATATATATAATGATTCCAAGAAGGGAAGAAGACAAGGAGGGGAACCATCACCTACATTATGGTTGCCCCCCGTGTTTTTGTCGGCAAAGGTTTTTTAGAGATTACCTATTGTTCCACCCCCTAGTTATTTTGGGATTATTCATTGGGGTGTGTGTTCCCCCTTCATGTTGTGGGTTCTCTTTCATATGTTATGTGTGTGGCCTCACATTGGTACAAGCGTGTGTGCTTTGTAGTGACACCTTCCCCCCACCATCCATCGCTTAGGTTATCCAAATAATGTGATCCTATTGCTGTTATTTTGTTGGGATTACCACCGGATTACCTAGATGGGATTCACACTACCCCTGCTCCCCCCGTGTATTTGGCCTAATGGTGGGGAGCAGTAATACAATAATGGACATGACTATTCATTGATATAATGGGATTGAAAGGGATTACTATTAAGAGAACAAATACGAGATTCATTTTTTCAAAATTATCAACTATTGATTATGATTTCCAGTTATAAATATTTGTAGTGTTGCAATTAGTCAAAAGGGGACAACACACCACTTACAACCTCGAAGCCCCCATACACACTGTAATCATTGGTCTACCCCAAGGTTGGGTTATTTACACGTTACCAACGGGATTAGACACTATTCCACGTAAACAAGGGGTATAGGGTTAATGGGAGTAGCATGTGGTGTTTGTGATGTGTCCGTGTGTCAATATGGCATTTGATGTGGAATTGTTCTTTGTCTTTAATGAAATTTAATATACTTTATTCAAGTCCAAAGCATTAGTTTTTGGATTCCGGTTTTACTCTTATAATTACCCAGTGGTGGTTCGATTCCACCCAATCCCAAAACAACAATACAACGAGTGGGTTCTGAAAGGATATAAATTGCTTGGTCGCAAAATAATTAATGGAGTGGGTTCGATTCCCACCAGAACCAAATTACACACCTGCACAGATTAATGGTTGTGAAAGGATTAAAGGTTAATACAATGAGGAAATGAATAATTTTAACACAAGTGGGTTCGATTCCCACCACAACCAAAAAAATAACCCTTAACCACCAATGATAACCACAATAGGAATGAGGGTTCTGAAAGGAATATAAGTTTTCTACGCACCATCAAATTCCTGTAACAGTAGAAAAAGTTTTCAACGGGGGTTCAATTCCCCCCAGAACCAAAATATACACACAGGCATAGATTATGGTTGTGACAGGAAATGAAAGATTAGAACATGGACAATGATCCAAAGACAATAGGATGAATATAGTCATATTTATTATTATTTTTTACTCTGTGGTGGTTCGATTCCACCCACAACCAATTCCCTCAATACGTGAACACCCAAAAAATCACACACTATTGTATGTGAACAAAATTTAATGCTAATTTTTATTTTAATGTACCCAAACATTACGCTACTGCACACGATAATCGTAGCAGAGTATTATTGTATATAGACTAGAAGGGGAGGTGAACACACGATATGAACGCAGACAACCAACAAACAATAATACGAATATTCGGAGCCTGCCTAATCATAGCACTCACTGGCACAATACTACTAGCCACCATGGGCACTGGCATCGAATTAATAACAATCTTCCTAGGAATAGTCACCACCATACTAGGAGTACTAGCCACATTCCTACAAGGCAAGACCATGACAGAGAAACAGGAAGAAACACTAGAACAATACTATAAAGACAAACAAGACACGATGGAATCAGACAAGGAATGATAAGAGTATGTGTAACGAGAACAAAAACAAGGAAGATGTCCGATTCCTAAGCTATAAACTAGACCAATTGGAGAAGAACCTCAGGGAGGGACAGGAGAAACTGGAAACGACGCAATCCACTAATTACAAACAATTGATTAGTATTCTTCAGCAGTTGCAGGAGGGTAATAATATTCAGAATCAGAAGTTGATTGAGTTGACTGAGAAGCAGAAGGTTGTGGAAGGTAAGGTTGTTTGTATTGACCGGTTGAAGGAGGTTGCTACGAAGCATAATACTGAGATTCATGAGTTGGAGCGTCGGTTGGAGATTTATAAGCAGGTGTTGTTTGTGGTTGGTACTGGTGTGGCTGTGGCTTTGGTTACTGAGGTGTTGCGGATATTATAGGAAAGGATTATTATAGGATTAATATGGATTATATGGATTATATTTTGGGAGGAAGAGACAATTGAAAACAATAACAGAACTAAAAGCAGACCAAGAATTATTAATAACAGCAGTAAACATACTAGACCAGATAACAATGGAAGAAAACAACATCACACGAGATGAAGCAGACTTCACAGCATACGAAAGTTGGGCAGTAACTGATGTAAAAAACGAGTTACAAGCCAAAATAGGAGAATTACAAGTTTTAATAGAATACCAAGAAGCTAACACCAATGAGGCAGATGAGGCTGCTGATGGTGAACAGGTAACCGAACCCCTAACCACCACCCAAGAAGAAACAGGAAACACCATGGAGGAATAAAAAAAAATGATAAATTATACCATAAACAGAACACAGGACACCACCAAGATAACACTACCAACTGGTACAATCAAATACCATAACAAACTAAACAACACCAGCTACTACACCAACAAAGCAGAACAACGCATAAGAACACACAAACGCTCATGGAAAACCATCGCAACAGTATACCTAGACAATATCACACTAAACACGGAAACCATAACCGAGGACACGATATTCACATTCCACCTCAAGAACACGACGAATAATACCAGTATTGACATACCAGTGAATAATAAGCTGGCAGACTTCCAGACCAACATAACCAATGAGTTGAATCCGAAACATTTCTACATAGTCGACCTTGATAATACGAGCAGGTTCCAAACACACTTCCTAGACTTCATCAACACAGTACTAATCGAACTCAACACTAACAGTACGGTACTGAATGAGTTAATAGAGGACACACCAGTCGAGGAACCAGAAACACCAGAGAACCCACTCATAATAGAGAATGGTATACTCCCATACTTCGACCAGACAGTAACGGGTGAACTAGTAACCGTGAATAATCGTAGAATAATACCAGTAATCATAGACACAGACATCTTCCCCAACGGTAACGATGATACTGGTGTTCAGTTTTATTTCTTCTTTAAGGATGTGGAAACAAATAAAACAGTTCCAATCGTTGAATTACTACGATACGGAGACGTAGATACTGCGGGCACTACAGGCAATCCTTCTGCCACTATGGACAACATAACAACGAAGATAATGATGGATAACCGGTTATGCTACATAAGATACACGTTAAGTCAGCTAGAAAACATAACAAGCGTAGAAAACATACACGAGATAACATTCAACTACACAACCGATGACACGATAACCAGCACATGCACAATACAATTCACACAAACAATAACCACACCCGAATAAAAAAGAAACACACACAGAACACCTACCGAAAATGTAATATATCTCTCTAACCACCTATAAAAAACCAACACGCAACAAAAGCAAAAGGAGGGCAGAAAACAAACCATGACAAACAACAACACACACACAGAACACCCACGATACACAAACAAACAAGGAAAACAAGAAAGCGAAAACAGTGCCAAAACATTCTACGAAATATACCTCACCACCACACCCACACCCTCCTACACACAACTAGCCCGACTAAGCGGATTCGCCGAACGCACATGCAGAAACTGGATATACCAATATGACTACCGACAACGCAAACAAGACATACTACAAGCAAAGGAACAAGAAAAACAAGAAGCCATCAAGAAAATCAACCAGACCATAGCACCATTACTAGCACGCATAGCAGAGCAACACATAGAATCACACCAAAACACAATCACGGACACAATCCGGAGACAATCACAACTAGGAAACCTACCCACCGACAACCACATACGAATACAACTACACCGAGAAGACCAAGAAAACAATAAAAGCTGGACACAACTACTCGAGGGACTACGGCAAACACAACAATACGATGACTACACCAGACAAGCCGCACAAAACACCACAGTCATCGAAGAACTACTAGAAAAAGTAGAAGACAAACAACTAAACCGTAGCCACCACGTGACACAACAACTCGAAGAGGAATACGAGGATGAAGAGTATTAACACACCACACAAATACGGGTACGCAGAATACCCCAGTGACACACTAGTAACATGGTTCAACCACATACACTACTACACCATGAAACCCCTCAAATGGCAAATACCCCTATTCCACATACTAGACTACGCAGTACAAGGCCGTTGTAGCAGGATAATGATAAGTGCACCACCACAACACGGCAAAACAGAACTACTAGTAAACACATTCCTATCCTACTACATGGTCAACAATCCCAACGATAAAATCATTGTAACAGCGTATAGTGAGTCACGTGCCACCAAGTACGGTGCCCGTATAAGAGACATTATACGAGAGTTCAGCGAAGACACACTAACCAAACCACAACTCAAACAAGACTACCAACGAAAGACCAACTTCCTATTCGACAATCCATACAGTGGTGAATTACTCGCCGCCGGTAGCCACGGAGCAATAATGGGAAACCCCGCCAATGTGATACTAATCGATGACCCCATCAAAGAAATAAGGGACGCACGCAGTCCCACACTACAAAGTGAACTAGAAGACTGGTATGATACCAGTATCGACACTCGGCTCCGTAAACGGTACCGTAACTATAAACGAGCACTACCACCAATCATAATAGTAGTCGCTCAAAGATTAGACATACGAGACCTGCAGGGAATACTACTTGAAAAGGAACCATGGATAGACGGCAAAGAAGCCCTACAGAAACTACATAGTGGTGAAACAATACGCCCCGACACGTGGGTATACATGAACTTCCCCGCACTAAGCGAAGGCGAAGACAAGGACATACTAGGCAGACCAAGAGACACCCCCTTATGGAGCAGACACAAAAACTATGAAGACCTAATGGCAGACAGACGCAGACGTGGTACTCAGCGATTCAACATGGTAATGCAGGGACACCCCACACGGGAGAGCGACTACCAATTTAAACATGAATGGTTCTATAACACCCCCGACTATGATGACAATAGTTTAACCTGCACGGTAGATTATAACACTGTCAACCACCTATTGCCAATGGGTAGGTTCTGGGACCTCGCAGCACACAAAAAAATACGCCAAGGACAACGCAAACCAGCTACCGACTACTACGCCGGAACACTCGCCAGCAAAGACTACACCACAGACAACCTATACATACACCACCTAGAACGAAGCCGAAGAGACGCCAGTAGTGTAAACAATGTCATCAGAACACTACTCCGCAACGATGGACAAGGAGTATTCACACTCATAGAACAAGAACCCGGAAGTATGCCACTACTATTCATAGACACACTACAAAAAGAGTTCCCCACTCACCAGATAATGAGCATGAAACCACAGGAAGACAAACTCTACCGGTCATATGAACTCAAACGATTAGCCGAGAACGGTTGTCTTAAATTCGTAACACACGACGGGGCGGATAACACGTGGATACACACTGCCATACGGGAACTGGAAAACTTTGATGGTGAGGATAGTAATGCGGGTACGGGTAAGCATGATGATATAACAGATAGTTTTGGCAGTGCAGCGAATTACTTCAAGATGAATCGTAACCTGTACACACCATACTAAAAGTAGAATAGCATGGAAGATAGGAGAATAAAGATAATTAATTTGGGAAGTGAAAAACCACATGAGAGAAGAAATACCAGAACTACTAGACGTAGATCCGACAGTCGAATACATTGACGACATAGAACCAACACACCGCGAAGACATGTCACCAGACAGTTTCATCGTAACCAGCGACAGAGACAAAAACCTATACATCGAGAAAAACACTGCATTCAAAAGCCTATACGATAGCAGTGTCACCTTCACAGAAAGTGCACAGAGAACAGAGAAACTATACGGTACACAGTTCAAGACACCAG